TGGGCACAGTTGGATGCAGAGGAGGACGCAGAAGCTTTGGCAGGGGCAAATAGATATACGGGAAGTTGATATGATTATAATAACAGACCGATTAATTGATGATAATTTAGAATTAATAATTTCTCCACTCTACCGTGATAGCGTAGGGACAGAGGAATTAAGGGGGATAATATGAAAACTATTACAATTAAAGATGTTAAAAAATGGGAAGCTAAAACAAAAAAGAATTATGATATGTTAGAAAAGAAAATTATAAGAGACAAGGGAATTTTTGACTGTGAAGAAGCTTTAGAAGAAGTAGCTTGTAGAGAAGGGAAATTATATGGATATATAGAAGCATATAAAGACCTTGGGCTTATAAGAGAAAAAGATTATTGGAAATTATATACAATGATATAGGGGGATATAATATTTATTAATGTTTGATAGAAAAGCATATATGAAAATATATAACCAAAAAGAAGAAGCAAAAAAAAGCAAAAAACAACAGTATAGAGATAATCCTGAATATTATAAACAATATAATAAGCGATGGCATCTTAATCATAAAGAGATAGAAAATGAGAAATCTAAACAACGAAGAAAAGAACATCCCGAATATATGGAAGAATATAATAAGCAATATTATAAAGATAATTTAGAGCATATAAAACAATATTGCATTGACAATAAAGAGCATAGGAAAGAAAATAGTAAGCAATATTGTCTTGACCATCCTGAATATGAAAAGCAACGTCATAAACAATATCGCAAAGACCATCCTGAATATAAGAAACAATATTATAAAACTCCTACAGGTAAATTAAGTTGTCAAAAAAGTGAAGCCAAGCGTAGAGAATTAGGTTTTATTCCTTTGAATGAACCTTTTGTAGGCAGTGTTGCCCATCACATTAGTCAAAATTTTGTTATATATATGCCTAAAGAATTACACCAAAATTTATATCACAATATTTGGACTTGGGAAAATATGGAACAGATGAATAAATTAGCGATAGAATTTCTATAAAAAAGGAGCATAAAGTATGAAGTCTAACAAAATGGACGCAAAAGAAAAGCGGATAATAAATACTAAAGAAGATTTGTTATTGGACTATGTTAAAGAACATTATGATACGGCAAACACTTACTGGCAACCGATACAGGCTGAATGGGCTATAATTAAAGATAACTACTCGCATAATTATACCGTAGAAGAAAAGTCCACCGATGCCAATATCAATGTACCATTATTGAAAAAGATTGTCCGGAATAAAGTGGCTCATTTTGCCGAGATGCTCCTTTCACGTGGGGCTGAATCGTTTGACCTCGAACCAGGGGAAGAGACAGATGACCAAAATTCAGAAAGACTGAGATTAAAACTGATTTATGACCTTAATAATGCTGAAATAGAAAGAAAGATAGTTCCCTGGCTTCATAATTATGAGACTTACGGCTATGGTGTATTAAGCGTTCCCTGGAAGTTTATCGAAGAAAAACAGAAAACAGGAGCTGAAACCTATAAAGACATAGTCGTATTTGACGGACCGGATATAGAGAATGTCGATATTTTTCACTTTCTCTCTGATCCCTTCAATAAAGACCTGACCTCTTGGAAGATATTCCAAAAAGACAATGTACCTGCTACCTATCTAAGACAGAAAGAAAAAGAAGGTATTTACATCAACATCAAGGAGCTTAAAGATACTTCCTACCCAGAGTTCTTTGATAGAAGCCCCCTTACCGCCCCCAAAGATTCAGTAGAATTATTAGAATATCACGGACTGGTACCAAAGAGATTAATAGAAGGGAAATTGGACGATAGAGTCGATGTAAACCCCTTTGAAGAAGATTACGTCTGGAGCATTATTACTTTAGCGAATAGAACCAGAGTTATAAGGGCAGCAAAATATCCTTACTGGTGTGGTAATATCTTTGTTCCGATATGGAAAGATAAGCTAACCGGAGAGAATAAAGGAATAGGAACCGGAGAGGATTTACAGGCACTTCTTCCGATGGTGACAAATCTATACAACCGATTAACCAATCTAACGAATATGATATCTGGTGGTATGTATGAATTAGTTATAGATGATTATTTGGGGAATAAAAAGAATATAAAAGCACGTCCGGGCAAGTTCTTCTTAGTAAAAAAACCCGGGACGGTTACTGCCATAAATATGACTGCTCTGGCATCAGCTTTGAATCCTTTGTATCAAATTATCTCTATGTTTGAAAAAATGATAGAAGTGCTTACCGCCACTCCCCCGCAGATTATGCCATCAGGAGAAAAGGAAGATGTTCATTCTACCTTTAGAGGTCTAATGGCTATGCAGGAGCAGGCACTGGCACCGCTTAAGAATGAAGTCAAGAATAGCTTAGAGCCAGCCTGGAAAAAGGTTTTAGAAATATTCTATAAGCATAATATCCAATTTTTCAAGAAGGCAAATGCTATCAGAGTATTGGGGAAAGAGAAGGCCAAACAATTAGAACTTACTGAGATAACCCGTAAAGATATAATGTTGAAGGGTAATCCTGACTTTATACCTACCGGCGTATCGGGATTCCTGGAGAAGATGACGGAACTAAAGAATTTATTTACCTTCTTTGATTTAGCCCTTAAAGCAGTTGCCCCGGCGATTGGACCCGATGGGCAACCAAAGCAGGGTCCGGAAGGTCCGGTTATGGAGCCAATTATTGATATCAGAGAAGTTGTCAAGATGATAGCCGATAGATTTATGTTTAAGGACGTTGAAAAGTTGATACCTTCGTTAAAAAAAGAGAGAGAAGCAAAGGAGTTCAATCAGCGGAATAAGAAAAAGATGGAAGAGGCAAAGGCTAATATTCCAGAGCCCCGCCAAACGCCAGGTTCTATCCCCGTATCTGGAAATGCAGGAGCGGGCGGAGTTTCCTCTACGCCTTCTCCTGTCGGCGGGCAAGCGTCTGATGCAAAAGGAGAAGTCTGATGGACGAAGAAAAAGAATTAATACTGTCAATCAATGAAGCGAATAGTCTAAAGAAAATAACCAAAATGCCAGGTTGGAAGATTATAGAAAATTTTTTAGATAAGTCAGTAGAAAAGTATGATAAAGAACTAAAAAGTCAAAAAAATAATGATATTGCAAATATATTCGCCTGCCGAAAGATGTTGGAGTGGATAAATGACTTTAGGCAAACAATAGTGTATAATGATATTAGTCTTGGTGAGAATCAAGAAGAATTAAAAATAATAAAGGGGGAAGGAAAAGAATATTAAAAAGTGGTATAATATAAGAAAGAAGAAATCAAATAATAAAAAGAAAGGAGTAATTTAAAAATGGCGGATAAAGACAACACCCTCAAAACAGCAGACCCCAAAGGGGAACACTCTGCCGATGAGAAGGTCATAAAACCCGTTGAGATGAGAAAAGTACTAACGGAAAAAGAAGCTCAGGAGTTAGTTGATAAAGAGAATGGTACATATAAAGAACCTACAACGGAAGAAGAAGAACCTGGAACAGAAGAGCCTAAAGCAGAATTACCCGAGCGGTATAAAGGAAAGACAGCCGAGGAACTGGTAAAATTATTAGATGAGAAAGAGAAGTATATTCAAAGCCGCAGTGATGAGATTGGAGATTTTAAAAAGAAGGTAAAAGAGGCAGAAGTATTAAGCGAAAAGGTTGCCAAGATTGAAGCGGAGAATATGAAGCAGACTCAAGCACCGGGCAATTTGCCTCAAAGACCTGTAGAACCGGTCATTAGTGATAGCGAATATTATGATGATCCTACTAAGGCTCTAAGGAAGGTACTCGATTATAACAAAAAATTATTAGATTATACTGACCAAGTAACCAGTGCCAAGACTGCACCCTTTTATCAAGGCGATATGGAAAGGAAAAGGGAAAAACTTTATAAGGATTTGGAAGATAAATATAAGGATTCCCCGGTGAATTTTGACAGGAAGAAAGTTCAGGAATTTTTAAGTCAGAATCCCGAATATTTTAAACAGTACAAGACCAAGGCTTATGAGCAGGCTTATCACGATATATCAGCACCAGATTTGAGTAAATCAAGAGAAAAAATGCGTGAAGAGTTAAAGGCCGAAGTTATGGAAGAGATAAAGACCAATAAGCAGGCAGGCAATATCGGGCTTAATGATTTAGCGACACCACAGGCGGGGAAAGCAACAGAATATGATAAGGATAAGATGGAAGACGATGTTGAATATAGAAAGCAAGTAATTGCCGATATGGAGAAAAGGAAGAGAACAGGTAAAATATAAGAACGGGGCATATAGCTTTTAATAATAGTGAATTATAATTTTTAACAATATCCCTGGAGCAGACCGGAAGGACACTCTGTAAAAGGACGGTTAGGAAGAGTAATCTCCGAGATTAAAAAAGCATAACAGAGGAAAACAAAATTTAATAAATAAAGGAGATGAAACTCTTATGGCGTTTTTAGATAATGGAACAATAACAACTTCGCACAAGTTTAATAAGACTTACTATCAAGCACAATTTCTACAAGGTAAAGAAAATTATGTAGTATTCGACCAGTTTGCCAGCAGAGAAAAGAAAGCCGAAATACCAAAAAATGATGGTGATACTGTAGAATTTACTCGTATAGCACCTTTTGGTTTAAAAAGAACTCCATTAACTGAAGGAACTAACCCTTCCGCAACCAAAGTTTATGGTAACACTGTATCAACGACAGTAAAGGAATATGGAGATTACGTTAAACCATCAAAGAAATTCTGGTATACCAACATGGACAAGGATATGGCTCAGACTGCAAAAGAGCATGGTATATCAGCAGCAAGTACTATCGACTCTCTAATCTGGGAAAAAGTAGCAGAAGGTGGAATAGGATTACTTGCTGATGCAGATGCTGCAAATTCAGGTGAAAGAATTATTTCTGCAGATTGTACTACTACCGCAATAATTTGGTCAGCTGCGTTAACTGGAGTAGTCAATGATGAAACTGGAGTGATAGTGTTTTTATCCGGTAAGAATTATGGACAGGTAAGAACTATAACTTTCACTGCTGATACTACAGGTACAGTGTCTGCCTTAGACCATGCACCGGCAGCAGGAGACCTTATAAGATTAGTTTCTACTACAGACTTAACTACCGGCGATAAAGTAACAGTTGAGACAATCAGGAAGGCAGTAGCATTACTCGAATCTAACGGAATACCGGTATTTGACGATGGTTACTACCATGCCGTCTATACTCCACTGCAAAAGTATGACTTCCAGAGAGATGACGAATATATAAACTTAAAGCATTATGCTGCACCAAAAGACCTCTATCGTAATTTAGATGGGGAAATTTTCGGAGTGCGTTTCCATAAAGATACCGTTCCTTATAGACATACTGCCGGGGCTATCGGTACTTATGTAGCAGCAGGTGCAGTTTACTGTATCTCTATCTTTGGAAAAGGTGCTTTTGGTAATGTTAGAGTTAGCGGGATAGACCAGAAATACTATATTAATCCACCTGTGGATAGTCCTAATAATCCACTGGCAATGTATGGTGCAATGGGGTGGTACGAACTGTGTTCTCCGGTAGTAATAAACGGAACAAGCATCGTTAACATATATAATGTACCTTCGAATGTATAAAAAAATGAGGGGGATTTGTTCCCCCTCTAAAATCTCAATGAAAGGAGATGAATGTTATGGAATGGACAACTGAAGTAGGTTGTGCTTATACAGCGACTTTTACCATAGGTTCTGTTGGTGCCACTATGACTTGTAGTATTCAATTAAAAGATTTCGCTGGGAATGCTTTAACAAATAAAAATGCTGTACTTATGTATGCTACAACTGATGCTGATGGAGATACTATTGAAACTCTTGGAGCAGAAGCAGTAGTGGCAACTCATGGTATTTGTAATATAATTTTGGCTACCTCTTGTTATCTTTT